CGAAATACCTAGACCGCTTTTGTTGCTCCTCTTGCTCGCTAGTCGCGGTTTGTTTATATTGCTTATAAGATTCGTAAGCTTCTTTTTCTTCTTTCGGAACAAAGGCATCCCTTGACTCAAGCGGCGCCTTATACTGTTCTTTAAGCTTATTAAAATACTCACGAGCCTTATTGAGCTCTTTTTTTCTCTCTAGCTTTACCTTTTTAATGTGCTTGTCATCATCAAAGTCCTCATCAAATGAAAACTTGGTCTCTAACTCGAACTTAACCTCATCAGCATCAAGCCCTGGGTTCTGATCTTTAGCGTATTGGTAAAGTAGAGAATCTTCGTCCATGGTACTATAGTCGACGTTCAACTTCATGAAGTCCTCAATACCACGTCCTGTCTCTCTTTTGTATTTCAGAAACGCAGAGACATCTTCAGGTAGTTCTTCAGCTTGTTCGCGCTCTTGAACTAAATCATCCAAAGATGTAATCTCTTTGTTCCATCTCTTACCAAGATATGAAAGAACTTTATTATCATCCAAATCAACCTCTACTGGTTGAATTGGGTCTTCTACAGGCTGCCCTTCGGTTAAGTCAATCTTTACTGTATCTTGATCGCCAGTATGATCTTCTAAACCCTCAAGAAGCGCTGCTTCTTTTTCGGCTACAGACTTCTCCTCGAAATCTACAGCTCTTACTTTAAATTCACCTTCCATTTAATTTAATTTTCAACAAAGTTAATAAATACTTTTATCATTCATTATCGTAGAACATTCTATCCGAATCCTCTGTATGCCACTTATCAAATCCCTCGCAATTATAATAGTCTTTGTTTACTAGATAGTCTGGCTTTTCAGGGAACGGCTTGGTCACAAAACTAGGCTCAGACCACTTAATACGGTTATTAGGCTGTAAGGCTATCTGACCATTATCAAGTAATATAATATGGTGAGACTTGTGCTCTAATGGATCTTCTGCTAAGGAAAGGTCTGTGTTTAAGTCATTTGCACCCCAGTTGATAGTAGCGTAATAACTGCCTGGATAGTACTTATGGTCTTTCATATATACCTCTACTTTGGTATCATATAGATACGATAAGTGCAATAGAGTAAAGTTATAAGAAAAGCAATTCCATATCTGTAGGTAGTGAAAAGGAAGATCTGGATCCGGCATCTTAGGCTCATGTAGTAGCGCGTGACTAGGTAGCTTATCTCTAAGCACACCATTATCTAGTAGTACCTGAAATAAAGCCGCCTGTCCAGGCATACACCTAACTGACATTATAATTCCAGGTGAAAACTCACCATGTCCTTTTTGTTGTTGATACATGTATTCATTTCTAACGAATACTTTTAAGGGAAAGAAGTTGTGCTCTATATATGCCATTATTTTGGTCCAAATGATTCTAAGTCAAATCCATCTAGGGAATCCTCTGTACTTTCAAAGTTTTGTGGAGGTAAGTTATTTTGTCGTTGGTTGATGAGCTCAGACTGACGTGTAGCCTGTAGGTCTACTCGTTTATCTTTAGCTTTCTCCTTTTCAATCTCACGGTCTTTTAGAGTCTGCATCTGCATACCATTAAGCTGCATGTTATATTGGAACTCAATAGCCATTAGCTCTTTCTTGAGCTCAGCTTCGGCCTGCATCTTTTGAATGTCGCCTTGAACTTCCATCTGCTTGATCTGTGCCTTGGTCTGACCTTCCAATTGAATGATCTGCGCCTTGGCTTCAGAAGCTGCTTGAGAGGACTGAATGTTTGTCTGCATTTGCATTTGGAACTCCATCTCCTTCTCTTTCTGCTTTTGCTCCATACGCTTACGACGCTTCATCTTAAGCATCTCATTGGCAAGCTTAACGTTGTTAATCATACGGATGTCAATTGCATCCTCAAGATCAATCGTCTGCTGCTGTAGTGCCATTTGAATGTTTTGCTCAAGCTGAGCTTTTTGCTCTTCATCCGGAGCTACCTCAACGAAGATGCCAAAGTCATGCAGATACAAATCATTAACGTCCTTCAATATCGATAGGTTGTACTTACCAATCTGCATAGCGAACTCTTCAGCAAAGTCAGAGTACTCTAGGATGTCAGCAATACGTATAGAAATACACTCAGCTACACGTCTAGTTGTGATAATACCAGCATCTAGGATGTGGCGAGTTGCCGTGTTTGAATTTAGTGCTGCAAGTTTCTGAACACCAACCAATGCGTCAGGATGTGGTGTAGATGCGTCACGCACCTCATTTACACCCGTCACGTCACGGATCATATTTAAGTAGTGGTTATAGTTGCCGATTAGGGCAGACATCTTAGCTTGACCACTATTTGTATTAAGCTCTTGGATAGGAATACGAGCGTTGTTGAACTCACCCTCTGTGGTATAAGATCGGCCAATCACACTACCTGTCTGGAAGTATAGATTGAGTGCATCCTCAGGATTGTATGCCGCACCGGTACCTAGGTCAACCTCATTGATACCATCAGCATCGATGAATACACCATCAGGCACAATACGAGCCATAACCTGCTGTAGCTTCAAGTGTGTCAACTGAATTTGATCAGCAAACGGGATCATGCGTCGAACTAGCGACTCAATATTTCCCTTGTAGTAACGCGGAGCGTAAGCAATGTAGTTTGAAAGTGCTCGCTGTGATGCAGACTTAGGACGAACCATGTTCTTCATCATTTCCCACTTGATCATTATGTTGGACCCACCAACAAGAACGCCTTCATACCAAACGTCACGAACTGCTTCAATTACCTCGAAGTATTCACCGTTTGGAGCCATGAACGTATCTTCTTTACGAATAACGCGCTCACCACCATTATCAAGAATTTTCTTTTTCCAAACAAATTTCTTATGAGTCTTGTAGTTAAAGTATAACAACGTCACAACCTCATTTAAGAATGCATCGTCTTGGTAGTTTCTAACCACAGGGAAGTAGTCATACCATGCTGAGCCTGCGTTCTTAATCTCAGTAAGCTGCTCGTTAGTTAGGTTTGGATCCATCTTGAGAAGCTCGGTGTAGTGCACCTGCTTAACCTCACCAAAATAGAAACAATCAGAGTAGTCATTCTTTTCAGTATAGCTATGGATCCAGTTTGCTGGATCTACATACTCAATCTTTACGCCGTCATTGATAAGAAACTCATGCTTAACAACGCCAACACCAAGGGTAGTGACGTCATAATAGTATAAACGCATGATGTCCTCATACTCGTTCATTTTCATGACAGTGTCGATAGCAATCTCTTCAGCAATCTCTACAGATGGCTTATAGTTCATCTGCATGTACAATGACAGCTCCTGATCATTGGCAGGAAGCTCATCTGGATTAACGTTAAATGCGTCGATGCCAAACTGCTCCTGTGTAAGTGTAAGGAAGTCTTTAGCCACCATATCAGACTCGATCATATCTTGGAAGACGTTCTTCTTCTCAGCTGACATTACGTCCTGAGCTTCGGCCTTTACAGTGTATGGTCGGTCAAGCATTCCGTTGACAACAACGTCAACAAACTTAGGGATGATAGGAACGGGAGTCCAATCTAGGTTGAGCATAGATATGTCACCATTGACAGCTAGCTCATCTTTATACTTCTGTACTGGCTGCTCTCCACGAGCATACAGTCTCAAACGGTGGAATTCACCCCACTGTTGATAAAATCTACTTGAGTTTGATTTTCTTTTAAACCACTCCCCTTCGATGGCTTTACCTACCTTTAGGCCATATTCAAATGTGACCTTAACCTCATCCGGTGCCATTTGGTCCGGAAAAGGTAGTGCAGAGATAACTACTGATGGTTTATCCATTATTCGATGATTTCGCTTCTAATGCCTGTATTCTTATATCTTACAAATTTAACACTTATTTTAGATTCCTCTTTCTTGGGTATGAATAGGTGTTTTCTTGATGCCATGATAGCAAGTCCTGAGCTAATCGAGGCATCGTGTTTTGTCCTGTTATTGATATCAAATCGAGCCCAGTCATTAAGTGTCCTATTGAAATACATGCTGCCCATAGTGTCTGATTCTCTGTATGTTCCCTCCTGATCAAGGCCAACGTATTCTTCAATGTATGTGTTGATGGAGTTAGCGTGGGCGTGCTTTACGTCCTCAGATGAGTTAGGAATTCCACCAAGCTCTAGCTCTGTTTTAGATAGCTTTGACGCATGCTTGTCTGGCCTATTTAAAGAGAATGCTCGATAGCCTCTATTCTTAAAGTGGTAGAGTAATCGCTGCTTATTGTTCTCAATAAGTATTGGCATTCCGTAAAAATGGCAGGCCATCAATACATCCTCAAAGAATATCTCAGCTGTCTGTGGACGGGTAATATACTCCAAAAAGAATTGATTTGTCGGTGCTTTTTCCATGTGAAATGAAGTCAATCCATGAAGCGCTCCGGCAGATCCACCACCACCAACTACACCTGATATGTCATAAGGGTCACACCCAAACACACCAATGTGCTCATTGCCTGGGCACTTGCGGCCGTTCTTCACAATCACTCTGTTACGCATAGATTGGTCAGGAATCCATGACACCAAGAACCTGCCGTTTGGATCAGGCGTCCAAACAACCTCGCTGTCTTGCTCTCCATTCTTCCAATGGAAATACCCCTTAGTTAGGACGTGGTCCTTAATCAAGGCGTCATTATAGTCAATCTGTTGGTAGATCTTTGTAAGGTTAAATAGTGAGGACTTAGACTCATCACGGAACGCGTGAGACTCTGTGCGTGGGAACTGACGATAGAACTCATTGAGTGCATCTGAGTCAGTCTTGAGTGCAGCCACCTCATTGTTCCAATAGGTAATGACACCCATTGTAATCTCCTCACCATCGATACCCATGATAGGTTTCTTTGGATCCTCAAACACAGGCCATCCGTACTCGTCAATAAATCCCTCCATGTTCCATTCCATTGGAATGAAAAGGCTGTATAGCCCTGACTTGGTCTGACCATTGGCAGATCGCTTTGTTGGCTCGCTGTCGTTGTACAACTTCTTAAAGTTCTCACCACCCTTGCTGAGTGCATTTGATGTAGAACCCATCATACACTTTCCAATAATCCTACTACCCAAACGCAAACATGTTTTGGTTACGCGCCAGTTATTTAAGATGTTCTCAGGCTTCTCCCATTTACCGCTCTCGTCATGCACGAGTAGAAGCAGCTTCTCGCCGTCATAGCTGTTGTCTGCGGTATTTTTCCAGTCAATGGTAGTATCTAGTCCTTCTATGTCATCATCGCGCTCCTCATCCATATTCTTGCGCGTGATCTTACTCGCAGGAACACGGAAGGCCAACTCCGTCTTCGGGTTGTCCATACCGTCTTGGATCGGCTTGAAAAAGAAGGGGTAATTTCTAACGATAGGCACCACCTTATCGGTAAACATCTTCTTGGCATCGGAACCTGTCTTGGATAGGATACCAATACGCGCGTCCCTAACAATTGTACCTGTATTAGACGTCTCAGCTGAAGACATGAACGAGAAACCTGAACGACGGTTCTTTAGGTAGCACATGCCAAATGATCGGTTGTCTGCCTTAGTGGCCTCCCAGAATATAAAGAATATTCGGTTGGACTCACGGAAGTCAGGAAGACCGATGTCAATCTTGGTCCACTGCAAGTACATGTAGTGTGTCCCTGTAATGTAGGTTGGCTTGCCGTTGTTCTTAAACCAATATCCATAGTCCCTTCGATCAAACTCAGTCTCGATCATGTCGACGTAATTTGACTTGAACGAATTGTCTCTACGGTTCCAGTCAAAGATTGACTTTATTTTCTGTAGCTCTGCCGGGTACTCTTGGGCAACCCATTTGTTACCGCGGTCGTCTATCTTCTTTGGTGTAGATGGAACGGCAATCTTCAGTCCGTTAATCTCATAGATGTCGCCAATAGTTCCGTCCTTAGATATAACGATGAGGTCATACTCTTTATTGTACCCATAGTCCCAACTTTTCTTGCTGTTCTTAGTATTAAGAGCAGTCCTGTGAACATGGTCAGTGACTATACGGTATAGATTATTTTCCATTCTTTAACTTTGCTCTGCCTTCAGCGAAACCACTCTTACCTAGAGTGACCTCAGCTATTGGTGTTTCAGATCTTTTGTTTTCTTCCTCATCAATCTTTAGAAGCATAAACATGGCATCCTCAAATGCCAAACGTTTTGCCGATGCAGCATTCTTCATCTTGTCGGCAGATATGTCATCCTCGGCATGCGTAATGATAGGTTGCTCAAGGACCTTGATCAGCTCATTTATAGCCTTCTTACCAGCCTCGATGATTCTTATTTTTGTATCAGACATAGGTTCTTGTTATACATTCTATAGAGCACTTGGTCGTCTATTCTAAACTCATACTCGCTATCTGGAGTAAAAGATACGACATCTCCCTTAGATACAAAACTATTGCTAGGATAAACAACCTCACCCCACAACTCCTCGAATCCACCTAGTGTGCTGAATACCTTATCCTCTGACGGCACAGGCTTAATGAACACAAATGGCTCAACGGCCTGCCAATCAGCGTCACGCTTAAATGCATATACCTGATCAAGCTCAGCCAAGAACAGATCGTCCATGACATAATTCCAGCTGCTCTTTTGGCGGCCCTTCATGTCGTTGTAGAACTTAAATACGTTGTGGTGAACTATGACGGTGTCTCCAGGTTGAACCGGGCCGTTATAGTAAATAGGAGTTGCAATTACTTTTGCAAAACGATTAGAAGCCTTGTGGTCTTCTTGGGAGGAACTAATTATAAAATCTACGTCTCCGTATTTTTTAATGTTGTCGTACCGCCTCAGACCAATTGGTTCTACAATGAAGCAGTATGGGGATTTCATCAGTAGTCTATTTTATACTCAATTGCAATTGGCATTGTTGGAGAGAAAGACTTCCATCTAATAATCTCTCCATCCTTGATAATCCACACGCAGATATTACCATCATTTTCTACTCTGATGGTGTTGATCTTCCAAGTCTTATCAAGGATTTCCTGACCTACCATGTAGTGCATAGACTTCATGTAGTCAGGACCGATTGATATTTTTCTAATTATACTCACCTGTTTGAAGGTTTACCTGAACGTCGCCATACTTGTCATAGATCTCTTGCTGTGTTCCAGAAAGATCCATGGTTGCTACCTTAAGCTGTTCCATAGTTGCAGTCTTCTGCTCTTTAAGACGCTCAAAAGACATTTCAATATCAGCTACCGCGAACTTCAAGTCGCGATACATTCTGTTAGCTGCGACTAATTTGTCGAGCTCTTCTTTTTTGATTTTATTTGCCATTATATTATATTTTATGTAAAATTAATAAATTAACCAACCTTCCAAGTGTTAATATTTAAACTTGCTGATAAAGGTCTAGTTGGATTTGTATCTGCTGCTGTAGATTTTAACGATACCCCTGCTGCTGCTGCCCACCAATATATCTGAATATAATCTCCTGCCTCTACAGATATAACATCCTCTAAATCTCCAAGAACTTGATCGTTTTGAGCAGATGTAGTTGTAAATGTATATGCTGAATTTTCAACTATAGTGCCATTTTTAGCATACCAAATAGTAATATTCAAACTACTCGCTCCTCCTGAGAAAAAAAACTGACCAAGAAAATTTATTAAATACTTACCTGCATTTTCATATGTTATCCTAGAGTTAGATACAATAGATACACCACTAGACAGACTAGTTGTGTTAATTGTAACTAGGTTAGCTGAAGTTGTACCTCCACTATTTTGCTGAGTGGTATCCTTAAAGCATCCATAATAGGAAGCAGTATCTATGATATCCTGCATTGTGTAAATATCACGTTGTGAATTAGACAATGCCGATCCTTTCTCCTGTGTTTGAACACTAGAAGATAACGTGTGAAATTTCTGACCTAGTGGTATTTTTGCCATTTTATAAAGATATGTACCAAGTTAAGTTGGCATGACTGTATTGCAAACATACTGGTGTATTTGCTGTAAGTGTAGAAGGAGCTCCTACAATTGTAGCTCCTGCTGATGCCCAAGTTGTTGTTGCGCGAGTAACTGTTGACATGATGACATACTTAACGCCATCTAAGTTTGAATTAGATGCAGGAAGAGTAACTGCAAAAGATGCTCCTGCGGTTCCCGTAAAATATGTATTTACGTTTGTAAGCGTAGCAGTAGTTAGCGCATTTGCTGCGTTAACTAAAGGGGTTTGATTTAAAGCCAATAAAGCAGGCACGTTGAAGTTAACGGAATCCCCGTTTGCATTTAAACCAAATACCTTTGATCCTGTGCTTGGTGTTTCAGTGATATAGTCTTGTACTTTCATCGCCCTTGGCCTTTATATTTTTTCTTATAACCCTTTGAAGACTTTAAACAAGATGTCTTTGTCTTGGCATGAACGCCTGGACGACTCACCTTAACACTCTTCTTTGTTGACTGCTCAACCTTCTTCATTGTACAAATTTAGTGATTTATTTGAAAGTGCATCCAATCGAAGTTCTTCTCACGACCAAGGCTTATGAAGCCATGCTTGTAAAAGATGTCTATCATGTCCTTGTACTCAGCGCGAGCAAAGCGTGCGGTCTTAGATGTCTCCTTTAATGTGTTACGCGCAGGGTCTAGGTCAATAGCAATACCCCAAGAGTGTGTACTCCAAGACGAACCACCGCGCATTTTACGGAAGTTAAAGCATCCCCCATAAAGGTCTATTCCTAGCTCAACAATACGTTCATACCCGTAGGTAGCTAAAAGGTCGTTAAATACGGCTAAAAAGGCATCAGCGACGTCCTTGTGGCAACGCATCTTTGTTACCTTAGTGTCGATATCCCATGCTATACGCATTGGGTAAGGAAGGTTGATTGTTTTTAGGTATGTGCCCTTCTCGTTAGGCTTACCGTACTTGGCTATGATTTGTGCTGTAGTTAACATATTACTTCCACTTATCGCTTTCTCTCTTAAGCCCGGTCATGAACACCTTAAATTTTGTAATAAGGTCTATTCCTGTGACATCTTTATAGTTCTCATTGATTGACTTCACCTCAGTGAATACGCAGAAGAATGCCACCGCCTTTGTGATCAATAACTCAACAGATATAAAGTGAGCAATAATGTCACCGGCAATATACTTCTCTATCATATAGAAAAACAAAATCGCTCCTGAATACAGAAACGACTTTTGTACAGTAGCTATAAGTTTTTTACTTTGGAAGGATACCCAACCATTCTTTTTAACAGATCTCCAGATACCGAACATGGCGTCAACAAAGATCGCCATCAACGATACCAAGATAAGTGGTACTGCTGGTGTAATCACCGTAAATAATGCAGACAAAACAATTAGTGTGTTAGTTTTCATACTAGCCTTTTAAACAATCTATAGCCTGTATAGATGATAACAAAGATAATAAAAATAGCCAACAGGTTGTTTAGTAGCTTCTTCCAAAACGGATACTTCTCATAGTACTTGACAGGCACATTTCGCTCTACAATCTTGGTGACATATACCGGGTCACACTTGCCTTGTATGTATACCTTCTTCTCCTTTGGGACATACCAAGCCTTTACGGTAACTCTATCTTTGGTGATAGTAATCGTGTCGGTCAGTTCTTTAATTGTAACCACAGTGTCTGTATGCACCTCTGGCACATATAGCGTGATGGTATCCCTGATCACTAGAGTATCCACAGTAAGTAACTCAGGGTGCTTCTCAATCAGGCGCGTGAAACGGGCCTGCGGGCTGCATGCAGATATTAAGATCAGCAGCGCTATTAAACTATACTTCATCGTTAATTGCATAACCAGCAAAAGCGTGTTTAGGGTTCTTAGGCTCGATGAGGTTAGCACCGAAGTCATACATCTCTATTGACATCACATCGTAGTGATAGCCGTCTGCACATATAGGTGGCTCAGTAGTTGGGTCTAAGCAGATGATGCCTAGCTCAACAACGGCCTGTACTCCTTCTCCGTATGAGTAATCTTCCTCTTGAGGAATTAAAATGTTCTTTGATACCAAGTCATTTACTGCTTGGTCTTTGTCTACGTATGTAAGCTTAAATATATTCATCATTACGTTGTTAAGGCGATGCATTGAGTGTCAGTAAGCGGTGTTGGGAAGAGCGCCATTGAGTTGATGTTCTTTGGTACGTCAGCAGCAAAACCATTTAAAAACTCCATATTTGTTGTAGCAAAAGAAGTTGCAGTAACTACCTTAACTCCGTTCACAAATACGTCTGCCGTAGTTCCATTCCATTTAATAGCTACTTTTATAGCATCAGCAGCAGTCGTTAATAATTGCGTTGTAGTTGTTCCAACTACTTTGTTAATTGACATTCTTGCACTTGTGGCTTGACCTCTAAAAGTAAAAGCATTATTTAAGTTAGTGCTACTCGTATCTCCTAACCAAAATTGAGATGCAGCATCTCTAATCCTTGCAACATTTCCCCTTAAATCAACAAACCAAGTGCCCCCGCTTGCCGTAATTAGTCCATTGGTAAAGACGTTGTTTCGAGTGATTGAATCTGCATTTCGAGTAACTGTAGCAGAAGTTGTTGGTATATAAGATGTTGCGTATGCACCCGTTTCCCATTGAGCAAAGGCAAAGTCTAAATAACCCCCGTCAACAGTACTATTGGAAGCATTAATAGGTGCTATCCAAATTGCTTTATTTATTGCTACACCAATGTCAGCTATTGTCAATGAAATTCTATAAACATTTGCTGACGGACTTTCAAAACTTGTAGTTAATCCTGCAGAAACATTTGTAAATGTTTGAGTATTAAAGTCAAATGCACAAGACACCGCAGTTAATGCACCTACTAATACGTTGTTAATAATAAATCCAACTTTATCAGTATTCCCTTTTCTAATTAAGTAAGTAAGCGTTTTTGTTCCTGCTGCATATGTACCAATTGAATTGACAACATTTCTTGTACCTGTACCGGTAAAAGAACCATTATCAACCGCGTTCTTTGTTATCCTTGTAGCATTTATCCCCTGTACAGGTGTTGTTGATGAAAGAGAATAATTTGTTTTATTCCAAACTGATTGGCTTAAATCTGCGCTATGTAGGACAACATTAGTCCTCTGCGGCTCAAGCAAGATGTTAGGGCAGCTTCCAAGTGAGTAGTCAAGTCTTGGAGTGTTAAGCCGTGTTTCAGTCATTTGGTAGTCAAGGGCAGAAGTACCTTCTGCAAATTGAGCGCCCCATAAAAAAACAGATGTACTAAGAGAATTAGGTTCGTTTCTTGTAGAAGTAGCTGATGTTATTAATGCAAAGCTTACTCCCGAAGTGGCAGTTGAATTTGCAGTAGATGTCATTGAGCAACGATACCACCCATTACCTGCATTTGTAATAGTTGCTGTTGCTGCTGAACCTACTGTTCCAAGAACACCATTATTTACATCAAAATTTGCAAAAGCATTTGCGGTAAATTGTCCTGCTAAAAAGTAGAATTGAAAAAAATCATTAGTATTTTTTTTAACATAACAACTAACTGTATAAGCAGTTCCACTTATTACTGATATCCCTTGTACTGTGGCTGGGGATATCCTATGTGGTACCCCTGATACACCATTGCCAATTAAAGTATCAGCAGTCAAAGTTCCATTTGGGGCTGTAGTTGAATTTGGAGTAACACTTACATCAGTTGTTGTCCACGCGGCATTGCTAAACTGCTCGCTATACTGAAAAAGGTTATAAGGCACTAACTCAATCAGTCCTGCTGCATTGACACGAGTTGCAGTAGTCGCGCGAGTAAGGGTGAAATCGCCGTTGCCGTTTGTAGGAATAATCGAATATAACTTCCCTTCTTTCTCGGCGTTGGGTGTTACTAATAAAGATGCGTCGGTTAGTAGACTCATGCTATGTTGTTAAATGTGGTGAGTATTGCAAGCTGGCAGCTTTCGGCTTCATACATTCCAGAATCAGCAGTAACGCGAGCTTTAAATGCGTTGATTAATGACTGAGCTATTGGTATAATAGACCCACCACCACCGATAGCAATTCCTATAAAAATACCTGTTGGCATATTACCAGAGAGCTAAAATGTTTGTAGCTGTTGTATTTGTAGCAAATACTCTAGTCACTTGAACAGGTAAGAAAGTTCCAGCCAATAATCCTGTAAACGTAACGTCATCGCCACCTGCTGTTTGCACTCTTAAATTTCCAGCACCACCTATGTACAAAACACAAGGCCATGATGGAGTAGTGCCGTCACCGCCAATGTAAGGAATGTCCACGGTATTGCTTGGAGTGATAACTGCTGCTCTTTCTACCTGTAATTTTTGATATGCCATGTCTTATTTTTTTACGCTCTTGCCGTTTGCACCGTTTCGAGCTCTGTTTTTACTTGGGTTTTCTTTTACAAATTTACCACTTTTTGTGGAACTCATATCGGGACCACCCTTTCCATAGATACCACCTTCCTTGCGAGCAGCATTATGCTCAGACCGGTATTTCTTTCGCTCAGGAGTGGCGTTCAACTCACGCTGATACTCACGCCTCTTCTCCGCTGCCTTCGGGTTGGCCTCGTAGTACTTCGATGTCTTGCTTTGTCCCATAGAATAGTTTGTTTATAAGTAGGTTTGGATCGTTAAGAGCTTCTTGTCGTTGGCCACATCCGCAGTCATCAGTCACTGCTTCGACTAGTGCCTTGATGCCTACGGTCTCAGCTATAGCTGCGACTGTATCACCTAGACCTTTGTGTCTTTTTATAATTATCATAGTTCTGCATTGCTTCTTTTCTAGCGTCGCCCTTCTTCCAGGCTCCAAACGCCATCTTCTCAGCTCTTTTTTCAGTTGCAAATTTAACTACCTCACCCCTTTTCTTTGCCTCACCATAAGCCTCTGATGTGTTAGGCATGTCGGTCCAATCTTTATACTCATGTGACCCCGGCTTATTAGGGAAAACAGTAGGGAACGCTTCCTTGCCACGGCTAGACATTAAATGAGATGACACCTCACCATTAGGCATGTTGACATACTCTTCGCCACGCATCTCACGGATCCTTTTCTTCTTGCCTAAAAACTCAATGTCCTTATTCTTGAATGGTATATTGTTCATCCCTTTTTCCATTTAGTACTAGGTGATGCGGTCTTGCTTGGAGACCACTTTGTTTTGTCGGCCCAAAAAGCCGCCGACATTTTGCCTTTTGCAATATTCTTTGCGTGACGACTCTTAAACGCCTCACGCTGACCAACCGTCTGATTGGTCTTAACACCCTGCTGCCCAAAACGAATAGTCTTTACCTGATCGCCCTCTTTAGCAACCACAATGTGGCTCTTAGTGGCGTGACCAGGAGTGCGTTTGGGCTTATTAAAGCCACTAACCCCTGCTCTTTCTAGTCTTGGGTCTTTCATTTTTCTTTGCTGTTTTTGCGGCATCTTTGAAGTTCTGAGCTTTTGGTGCTCCCTTCTCGCCCGGTTTACGCATCGTCTCGCCTGATCCAGCTTTAATTCGCTCTCTCTTTGCGTGAATGTTGCTATATAGTCCCATTATCAATATATTTGTACAAATATAATGAAAAGAATAATCAAACGCGATAAAGCATACGAACGACGTGAGTTGACGTATGACTTCCTTGGAGAATGGGCGATCGTAAGACGATGGGCTCAAATCAATTATAATCTCAGTCGATCAGACCTAGAGATGATCCTGTTCCTACATAAAAAGAGATTGTTCGTAAGGGCAGACTTTGCCGACTACGCGAACTTCATGCTGTGGGATCGCAACCGCTTTGATAGGCTGCTACGTGAGGAGTGGATATACATATGGCGCAAGCGCGGGTTCGGTGAGACCAATATGTATGAGGTGTCATTTAAGGCCAAGAAGATGGTGACATCTATCTACAAGAAACTGACAGGCCTAGAGCCAATTCCGACGTCAGTAAGACGAAATAAGGCGTTCCGTAAGAACGCCCCATTCCATCAAAAAACATTAGCAAAAGCTATCGTCGACTTTAACGAACGATTTAAAGAACGACAACAACGTCCTTCTCCTGGAGAATCACATAGCGAGTTTCATTGATCAGCACGTCGTGAGTGTTCACCTTGTCGTACAGAATGACGTCGCCATACTGAATACCTGAAACCTGAATACCAACGTCAAAGACAGTCGCCTTGTGGTAACGCATGTCGCTTGAGTCATCACCGGTGAGAAGCAAGCCGCTCTTGGTTTTTTTCTGCTCACTTACTCGCTCTGCGAGCAAGTATTTATTTAGTACTTTCATCTGCTCTGATATTTGTAATGATAGCGTTTGTACTTAAGATTGTCGTAGCGACCGACACAGCGTTCAACAGAGCGTTCTTTGTCACCTTAGTCGGGTCAACAATACCAGCCTTGATCATGTCAACATACTGCTCAGCCTTCACGTCATAACCCTCGTTAGGGATTGGCATGATGCCGTCCATGATGGTGTCAGCGTCCTTGCCAGCGTTTGTGATGATCTGCCACATCGGAGCTCTCAGTGCCTTGATCATGATATTTAAAGCAGGCGTGCTTACATGACGTCCTAGCTCAGTTGCCTCGTTGAATAGTGCTACACCACCTCCAGGGAGAATGCCTTCCTCTAAGGCCGCCTCAACAGCACACACAGCGTCGTCAATGCGATCCTTCTTCTCCTTCTGCTCGATGTCACTTAACGCGCCAACATAGATGACAGCGACACCACCCGATAGGTTGGCAGCTCTCTCCTTACGGAAGTCAGTCTCTTCTTTGCTTACGCTCTCGAAGATTGTCTCGGTGATATCGGTAATGCGTGCATCTATAGCTTCTTGTGAACTA